GGTGACTCAAACCCAAACGGAGGAACAGTTGTTTCTTATTGTTTTCATTCTGTTAAGGGATATTCTAAAATAGGGAGGTACACAGGTAATGGTAATGCAGATGGGCCATTTATCTATACTGGGTTTAAACCTGCTTGGGTTATGTTTAAAAAAACAAGTGGTACTGATGGCTGGGGTATATTTGATAATAAAAGAGGATACCAAAACGCAACAAATCCATTAGACGCTTATTTAGTATCAAATAATGCTAACGCAGAATCTGGAGAATCAGACTCAATAGATTTTTTAAGTAATGGTTTTAAATGGCGTATATCTTCTGGTTTAAGAAATGAATCTGGATCAACATATATTTACATGGCATTTGCAGAAAGCCCTTTTGTATCATCAGAGGGTGTACCAACAACAGCGAGATAATATGTACTTTACGACCGTGAAAAAAACAGTTAATATAGGAAAAACAAAATGTTACTAGGGCATGGAGCAGTAGCAGAACAGCCAATAGCTTCACTAAGAGGCACGGGTGTTCAAAACGTTGGATCCGCTTTTATTAGTGGTCTTTCTTTCGCTGCTAGTGTTGGTGACGAAACAGTAACCGCAGGTGCAACTATTTCTGCGGCTACAAACGTTGCTACATTTACCCTAGGCAATGAAACTGTAACCGCGGGTGCTAATATAGCACCAACGACAGCAGGACAAATAACAGTAAGTCTTGGTGAAGAAACACCATTTGGTGAGTCTTTTCAAAACTTAATTACGTTATCAACAGGAACGCCAAACTTCTTTATTTGGAATGAGGTTGATGACTCACAAACCGTAACTTGGACCGACGTTGAACCGGGGTCCACGGACTAGGAGGCTAAATGGCATCAACATATTCAAGCACTTTGAATCTAGAGCTTCAAGCAAGTGGAGAAAACTCTGGAACATGGGGCGACATAACAAATAACAATTTACAAAAAGTAGAATCAGCAATCAAAGGTTACGTCGCTGTAGCTGTTGCAAGCACCAATGATTCACTAACAGCAAATGATGGAACAACAGCAGACGAGCAAAGTAATGCAATCATCAAACTAACAGGCACTTTATCGGGCGCTACAACAATGAGCACCGAAGCAGTGGAGACATGGTACATTGTCGATGACGCAACAACACACGGTGGTAATAACCTAACCTTTAAACCTTCTGGTGGAACAGGTGTCAATCTTGTTGAAGGTGCTAAACATATCTTATATTCAGATGGTTCTACGATGTTCGATGTCTTGAATGATGCAGGAAATATCACGGCCAACGGAACATTAAATGTTACAGGTGATGTAAACTTTAACGGTGGTACTTTTGTATTTAACGAAGCAGGAGCCGATAAAGATTTTAGAATAGAAGGAAATACAGCAACACATCTTATTTTCACAGATGCAGGTAACGACAGGGTAGGTATTAATAATGCTTCACCCTCTAAAACATTAGATGTAGTTGGAACAGCAAAAATATCCGGTAAGGTTGATATTGACGGAGGGGATTTTGTATTTAATGAATCTGGTGCACAAGTTGATTTTATAGCAGAGACGGATGAATTAACTCACGCTTTCTTTATTGATGGTTCTGCAAACAAAATAGGATTTGGAACATCAGCACCTACAAATGGATTTGTCACAATAGATCAAGCAAGCTCAACTGCGGCAATAGCAACTCTATCATTAGATCAAGGAGACGAAGATCAAGAGTTTATTGATTTTAGAGGTACGTCTGCTGCTGATAGTACCGCTAGTATATCATCATCAACGGATGAGGGCGGAAGCAAAGTAGGTGCAATACGTATCAGTGTAAATGGTACTGATCGTTGGATTAGACTATATGAAACTGCTGTGTAATTATGCCATTAACCAAACTACAAATAGCACCCGGTATAGATAAACAAAATACCGAATATGGTGCAGAAGGTAAATGGATTGATTGTGATAACGTTCGCTTTCGATATGGTTTACCAGAAAAAATTGGTGGTTGGACAAAAGTAACAAGTGATGCTCTCGTCGGCGCAACTCGAGCTATCCTTACCTATTCTGCTTTAAATGGTGTTAAATACGCCATTTATGGTACGAATAAAAAACTCTACGCCTATTCAGAAAACAATTATGCAGATATAACACCAACACGGTCTACAGGCACTGGTAACATTACACAGTTTGGAACAACAAATACATCTTCTACGGTAACAGTAACAGACTCTAATCACGGTGCATTGATTGGTGACTTTGTCACTATTGCTAGTGTAGGTGGTGCAGTTAATGGTATATCAGCAGCTAATCTACAAGGCGAGTTTGAAATATTAACAGTGCCGGATGCTAATACATATACCATCGAAGCCAAAGCAGCAGCTACTTCTACTGGAAATGCAAGCGTAACAGCTAACGCCACATATCAAGTAAACACTGGTGCGGCGGTCTCCTTATTTGGTTATGGTTGGGGTGCAGGTACATGGAGCACATTTACATGGGATACATCAAGAGAAGGTCTAACAGGTGCGGAAGGTGTTTTATTACAATCGGCAAAATGGGCACTTGATAACTGGGGTGAAGATGTATTATCTCTACAATTTGATGGTGGCTTATTTTATTGGGACACATCATCGGGACTCTCTAGCAATTTAGCTAGTACAACAAATGTATCAAACGCTCCAACTAAATCTAGATTTATGTTGGTATCGGGTGATGATAGACATGTTATTTGTTTTGGTACAGAGACAACTATAGGCACATCTTCCACACAAGATAATATGTTTCTTCGTTGGTCCTCTCAAGAAACAACAAATGATTGGACACCAACAGCCACCAATACAGCAGGTTCTTTTCGATTAACAGACGGAAACCAAATTAATACAGCCGTTAGATCAAGAGGTGCGGTAATGGTTTGGACAGATACAGCACTATATCAAATGCAATTTATTGGTGCTCCTCTTACTTTTGGATTTAAACAAATAGGTTCAAATTGTGGCGCAGTAGGTATTAACGCGGCTGTTGATGTATCGGGTACATCATTTTGGATGAGTGATGATTCTTTCTTCATGTTTGATGGTTCGGTAAAAAAGATACCGTGTTCTGTGCAAGATCACGTATTTGATAATATCAATCCAAACGCAAAACAAGATGTATTCTGTGCAGCAAATTCTGATTTTAACGAAGTTATGTGGTTCTATCCATCTGCAAATTCTACACAAATTGATAAAATGGTAGCATACAACTATGCAGAAAATTTATGGTATGTTGGCACACTTTCTCGAAGTTCATGGGCTGATAGTGGTGTGTATGATAATCCATACGCAGCGGAGTTCGATGCTACTGATACAACAGCAACAATCTCTACCATTACAGGACTTAAAGCAGGTCGTACTTTTGTATATTTACATGAAACAGGATCTAATGATGATGGCGCAGCAATGCTTAATCATATTGAATCGGGTGATATTGATATTGCCGATGGTGATAACTTTATGTCCATATCTAGATTTATACCAGACTTTAAAAATCAAGTAGGGACTGTTGATGTAACACTAAAGACAAGACCATATCCTAGTGGTACACAAACAAGTCATGGTTCATTTGATGTTGACACTTCTACAACAAAAGTCGATACAAGAATACGAGGCAGACAAGTGGCTGTACGTGTTTCAAGTGATGCTGTTGATGATAACTGGCGATATGGTACAATGAGACTGGATATTAAACCAGATGGAATGAGAGGCGGGTAATGTCATTATTAGATTTAGTTGGCTCACCTATAAACTCTATGCCAATCACCGCACCGGGAAGCATACCAGATAGATACAGACAAGGTTATGAAGATTTTTATAATCAGAATCCAAATGATTACCAGCGAATAGGTGGAGCCGCAGTAAGTTATGTTACTACTCCTCAAGGAGAGACAATACAATTTGGCGATACAGGCGGTGCAAGTAATTTTAGAAGATACTTAGAAAGTATTGGTGAAAATCCTATTGCTAATCCGGGTCATGATTTACTTACAAAAGATACGAGACCTATAACATCTCCTATGCCTATTAGAAGACCCGGACCCATAATGGGGTTACAACCAGCTATGCCAGACTACTCTGGTCAGTTTGAAAAGTTTGGAGAACAGTTAACAGGTTTTGGTGATCAAATGACCGGGTACCAAGATGCACTTGGAAGTTTCAATGAGCAAATGGGTGGTATGGGTAAACAATTTGAAACAATAAATAATAGACTGGACAGTGTTGATAAAGGTTTAGGTAGCCTTGGTAATCAAATTGCTAGTTTTGAAAATATGCAAAAAGCACAGCCACAAGAAGTTATGCAACCACAAAGACCTGCGTTTAGTCCTTTTGGCTTTGGTGGCTTTGGTGGATTAGGCTCATTATTTGGAAGGAGATACTAATGGCAAAAATAGCAACAGCACGACTACCAGATGCAAAACCAGAATATTCTGCTGAGCAAATGGATACACTAATTCGTATACTAGAACAAATTATACAACAATTGAATTTTGGTTATGAGAACGATTTAAAAAACGTAACAATGGCAAGAGCGTGGTTTATTGATGGCTGATTCATTTAAAAGTTTTTCTTTACAACCAGATAGCACTGGTAATGTAACAGCATATACAGTGCCAACAGCGAACGTTGGAGCTAGTCCTCCTATTCTACCAACTGTTGGTATTGTTAAAAGTATTATCATTTCAAACATTAGTGGTGGTACTGTCAATGTAAAAGTAAGAATGCTAGACTCTAGCAATTCTAATTTAGAGATTTTATTACATGACGCTAATTTAAGTCATCCAGAGGTAAAAGAAATTTTAACACACCCTATTGTGTTAGAAGAAGCGGATCAAATAAAGATCCAAGCGGCTACAGCAGACGCTATTGAAATACTAGTCAGTGTACTAGAAATAACAAACGCATAAGGAGAAAACAATGCCGGGAATGAAAATGATGTACAAAAAAGGTGGAACACCAAAGAAGAAAATGAAAAAGAAGAAACTAGCTGCTATGTATGGAGACCCTAAAAAAATAACTAGAGGCGATATTATCACTGCCGCTAAAATGAAAAAGAAAAAAGGTAAGAAGTAATGGCTAAACTTTGTGCAAGAGGTAAAGCAGCGGCTAAACGAAAGTTTGATGTTTATCCGTCAGCTTACGCAAACATGTACGCTTCTGCTGTTTGCTCTGGCAAAGTAACACCGGGCGGTAAAAAGAAAAAGAAAAAGATGGCTGGTGGTGGAGAAGTTTTAGACTTCAACAAAATATCACAAGACAGAAAAAGAATTTCTAGTTACGCTCAAGGTGGCATTGCAAAAGGCTGTGGCGCTGTTATGCAAAAGAAACGTAAGAAGACAAAAAAATATTAATGGCAAAAAAAGGTCTAAGAGCTTGGGTCAAAGAAAAATGGGTAGACATTGGTGCACCCGACGGCAAAGGTGGTTATAAACCTTGTGGTCGAAGCAAAGGAGAAAAGCGTAAAGGCTATCCTAAATGTGTACCTTTAGCTAAAGCTAGATCCATGTCCAAGGGTCAAAAACGTTCTGCTGTAGCACGTAAGCGTGCAGCAGGGAACACGGGACCTAAACCAAAGAACGTCGCAACATTTACAAAAAGGAAAAAAAGTGGTACTCGCAAAAAAACGTAAGAAAATAAAAAAAGTAATTGGCGCTCTTAAAAAAGCTTCAAAGGCACATGCTGGACAAGCTAAAGTTTTACAGGGCATAATGAGAAAAAACAATGGCAAGAAAAGCAGATAAACAACCGCCTAAGACAAAGAAGTACTTTAGAGCGACTAAGTCTGGTGCGGGTATGACGAAGGCTGGTGTTGCTCGTTATAGACGTGAAAACCCCGGTTCTAAGTTAAAAACTGCTGTGACAGGCAAAGTAAAAAAAGGATCAAAAGCAGCTAGTAGACGTAAATCATATTGTGCTCGTAGTGCAGGACAAATGAAGAAGTTTCCAAAAGCAGCAAAAGACCCTAATTCTAGACTAAGACAAGCTAGAAGAAGATGGAAATGTTAATTAAGTATTGCAAAAGGATGGGAAAATGAGTATAAAAAAGGACGAAACCGTATTAGCTAGTAAGACAGCTCCAAATGTTTTACCAATTGAAACAGCAGTTACAGTTACTAATGCGCAAACAGGTAAAGAATATG